GTCCGTAGCGGTAAAAAGACCATTTTCGGAATCGGGGAAAAGACAAAAAGAGCCATCATGGAACTCTAACTTTACCTGTTGAAGAAACAATAGAAGAGGGAACATTCATCGGCAGTGCGGCAACAATTATTCCTTACTTGAAAAAGTTTAACGGTATTGTTACTCTTAACTATACTGACTTTTTGGCAGTTAGTAGCGGAAATAAATCTGCTTCTATTCCAGCCGCAGTTAATCATCCTAACATTGACGCTATTGAAAGAATCAAGCAGATGGTTGATGGTGTGGCTTTTGAGCCTGTTATCAATAATCTATGGAAATTCGGTTCTTCTAATTTTGAAGGGGCTTTTCAAGTACCCGATACTTTATTCGATGAAGCAGTAAGTGGCTGTGAATTGG